CGGGTCCAATAATTTTTAATACTTTATAGGCTAAATTACCAGCGATTGGAGTATTTCTTGCTAGGACATATAATGACATAGCTTTGGCCCGTAGTAAATCCACCTTCTTCTCATTGCAACAACCTAAATAAGATGGGTGGCACGTCCAAAAAAGACGCGTTATGTTTTCAGGTTCAATAATAGTTAAACATTCATCAGGATGAAAAATATTTCCGCAGAATGTTGTGTCAATTAAAGAAGTGACATATTTCATTTTGATTTTGAAACCTAGTTGTGTAAACATTTGTTCAGTATAAAATGGTGTGTTCATCCCTATTATGGCATCATCACCCTCGACAAAACAGTCAACAGTTTGGTGATTCTGTTCAGCCCAAAACAATATATTCATTAAGTTGCTGAACCCATTCCCCAAAGATGTCCACATTTCTCCGGACATACGTGATCCATTAACATAGCCGTCATAGATATCGTTACGAATACGTTGACAGCGCGCCATGTTTGAATAAGGTTGATAATAAGTGTGCAAAACATCACGGCGAAGATTGGGGTTATTTACAAGGAAGTGTCTCCAGAGTTGCATCTCTACAGCCGCAGAATAGGCTAATGAAAACCCACCTTCAAAGCTGGAGTAATCCGTCTCAAGCAAATAGGGATAATTTTGTAATTTATTTTTGATAAGAGGGGGAAGCAAATTAGGGTTTACGCCTTTAACGAAGGCTGTATTTCCAGAATAAATAATTTTTTCTATCATCTTGATAGCATAACCAACCCTGACCTTGAATCGATCAGATCGGCTATTTATAAATCTTGGGTATTTAGCTTCCGGATAAAATTCCCTCTTGATAAAAGATTTGCAATCATAATCAGATTCCACTAGTATTGGAATTCCAAAACGTGATATATAATCATAATCTCTTAACATTTTCTTTTTCTTTCGCAGAGTATAGTGTTCATTATCTAATAACCATTGCTCAACTAGGTGTTTTTCTTCATGTTCCATGTTAGGTAAAGGTTTATATTGATTAAGATAACGTTGTACAAATTGTTGTAACAGTAACAGAGTCTGGCGATTTGCCACTGGCATAAGAGGATTCATTCGTTTTGCAAAACCGTTCTTCAAACTAGTTTCGCAGGTAGGTGAGGCAACCCAAGGTATATCATGTGTTTTCATCAGGCTTATTGCATAAGTTTTTGAAACTACGTGTCGATGAATGATAAATGCAATTTGGGGGTTGCGACCTCTCATGGTGTTCCTCATTGGGGGTGGTAACTGTTCCCTCCAATGATCATCATTAGGTATTAGTTTAAGGTGATGGAATTGAATCCACCAGTGGGGAGTTGAAAATCCAACTCGTGTAACAAAGTTTCATTTTTAGCATAATCCATGAATGTACACTTTAAATTATTTTTATATAACCATTCTTTTGAATTATTAAAATCAAGTTTGTCTAGACCATTTATTATATTCATAAAAGGACGGCTAATATGTCTACTATCACAATACATATTAACTATCTCTTGGCATGTGCATAAAATATTATCGGGATTTATTTGGTATTCAAGTTTAGAATTGAGTTGATCAAGTATTTTAGGATAAACATAATGTCCAAAATAATATGAGCGTTCTCCTGGAAAGAGTGGACGTTCAGCATAAACATGCAAACGGTTGTACACACTAGTTAAATAAGGTGTTAACGCTACGAAAGCTGAATCGATAGTTGGTTTATGTACAAACACGTTTTGTTGAACCATTGAATTTAATATTCGATTGTTAAGTCGGTATAAGAAATCAGGCGAAATGCGGATTTTCATCAATGGTTTAATAGTGTTATCGATGAGTTGAATAAAATTGTTAGCTCGAATCGTAAAGAAAGGGATAACACTAATGACTTGGACCACATAAATTATTGTGCGCAAAAGAACTCGGGCAACACAAGAAATTGCTCCGTGTAATTGGCGATCCATTCGTAATCTTGACAGAACGGCATTGTAGTAGAAGTCGGTGGTTGAGTGGCAGGTATTGAATTGTGCTTGATAGAAATTGTGTCGCGAAAGTTGATTGACAACAGGTCGTACGTCGATTTTAACATCCGGATTAGTTGTTCGAAGAACATTAAGCTGTTGTCGTAAAGCTTGGACTGCAAGTACATTTTGATTAATAATGTTTTGGAAAAATGGTA